TTCTGCTTCACCACGATCATTATCTTCATCAAAGACATCTGGGTCTTGAGTAGGTCTCTTACTTCCAAGAACATATTCTAATCTTTTCTTAAGATCTTCATATGACTTGAACTGATCGGCAGCTACAATCTCTGCGAGAGAGAATTGTTTCTTCCATAATGCTTCAAGAGCATCGTCATCATCAAGTAATGGAGTTACTGCAGCAAACTCAGAACTATCATAGTTTCTGTATCCTGCTACGTTCTTTGCCTTCAACTTGAAGTTTGCACCTTGCCAAAAATCAAATGGGTCAATCGCTTCCTCATCTTCAAACTCAGGTTGCATTGCTGCAGTTAGTTTGTCAAAGATTTTCTTACCATATTTGAATAAGAATACTTTACCTTCGTTCTCAGGATTTGTTGGATCTTTCACAACGTAAATGTTACTCATGTAAGTAAGTTTACGTTTTTGTTTTCTTGCTGTTTCTTTTCCTGCATCTGTGCCATTGTTCCAGAGTTGAGTGTTATACTCAGAAACAGGATCTTTCTGACCTAAAGTTGTCAGAGAGTTTTCAATATACCAACCACCAGGACCTTGAAAGGCATGGGAGTATAGTTTTACAAATGGTAGATCCTCACCTTCGGGTGCAGGTAGGAAACGGATAACAGCATATCCATTACCACTTTTATCTACATCTAACTTCCATGTGCGTTCGTCGCCAGACGCACCGTTATTATTCATTTTCTCAACTTCTTTAACTAACTTTGCAGTCAAAGAGCCAAGCTTAGATTGTTTTTTAAGGTCTTTAAAAGACATTAGATTACCTCGGATAATTTGATTGGGGGATTGTTTGTATTATAACAAAGATAGATTAATTAGTCAACACTCTCTTTGAGTTTTTCTATGGTGTCATCCATAGCACTAAAAATCGTAGGCATATCAGTTCCTTCTGGGAACCCCATACCTTGCAGGGACTTACGCAAAGTATTTTTCATTTCCTTTGCTTCTGGATCATCTGATAAAGATAATCGAGTCCACATCGTTTTTTGCTTCTCTAAAAGAGATTGCAATTGATCTACATGTTCCTTTCGGTCAGTAGGACTTAGAAAACCAAAACCAAATATCTTTCCATAGATTCTTGATTGTAGTTGATTAATCTCAGATAATTCTTCACGGACTATTTCCGATTCAAAAAATCTCATTTTTTCTTAGTCTCCACAACTTCAGTTTCAGTTTCGGTTGTTTCTTCTTTTTTACTGTTCTCGATTTGTTCAAGAACATCAACTGCTCCAAGAAGTTTAACACGAGTTTCAGTTAATTCATTTAACTTTTGTGTAACTTCTTTGAGTTGAGATTTAAGATTTTCAAGCACTGTTGCATTGTCAAGAGCCATTACGAATAACCTCCGTTAATAATTTTTTGTAATGAAACACATTAATATTTATGAAAGGACTATACTTATTAATTTTCAACTTTACGGTTTCCCATACAGGATCGTCAAGTTTTTTATCAAAGTTTTTTACGAAAGAAAAGATCTTTTCGTAGATTACTAAGATTTCTAAGTTTAGTTCTCCACCCAAGTGTTTCTTGAGTATTTTTGGGTGTCCCTTGGAGCAGTTGAACACTTCTTCCAAGTCGTTCTCGGATAGCAATCTCTCTGATTGTTCTTTGAACAAGTAAGTTAAACTCTGCTGAGTTTTCATCCATTCTGAGTAATTTCTTTCGCCAGAATTGATAATTTCTCCAATCCATAAGTTTTCTGGGTTAGTTGATGTTACAAAATTGGCAAGAAGAAAATCAACTATCTGACCATCAGAATACTTACGGGAAGTTTTCTCAAACCAGTATTTGTCTTTTCTTCGATTGAAAGCCGTTACTGTGGCACGGGATTTGCCACCATATTTAAAGAAGTCATACTTACGATTTGTAAAATGACTTTTCATAGAAAGATAAGTCTGATAGGTTTCAAACGGTGTCACTTTCCTCTTCAACTTCTTCACTGTCTAATTCTGTAATTGAGTCACAAGGAACCTCATTATCACCTATCATATACCAGTGTTGTGGCATACCGATACTATCGGGTCTAACACCAAGATATTGTAAATCTGGCATGTTATGTTCTCTTAGTATTGCTTGAAGTCTCCAGTGAATTAACTCTGATTTTTTCATTATAAAGGTAGTTTTGCCCTTGAAGTCTTTTTCATAAAGTTAAGACGAATTGCATCCCACTTTAATCTTTCCTTCAAAGGTTTTGATATGAGTTTCGTTACTGATTCTACCTCAATACTATTAATTTCGCAATAGTGTATGATCGCATCAATATAATTGAGGTCTTCATCAACCACAATCTTCTCAATATCTAATGCAAACTTCTGTGGAGTTACAAACTTATTCGCAATAGCTTTTTCTAGTTCTTTGTTAGGTTCCATAGAGTTCCAGTTTATCTCCAACAAACTTTCTAATGTATTCTCCAAGGAGCTTGATGTATTTTGATTTGTCGTATTCTTCATAGACAACGCACTCTCCGTTTTCACATGCCATAATAATGACTAATTTTTTAATTGATATACCCTTCATCTCGTATAGCATACAACCATATGCCATTGCTTGAACAAAATAGTGTTCAATCCACTCTCGTGGTTTAGGTTTCTTAGATGTTTTGAAATCTATTATTGCTAACTCGTTGTCGTACTCTGCAATACAATCAACAGTTCCTGCTATTCCTAACTGCTTACTATATAGCGCACCTTCTAGAGTGCGTATATTAGTAATTTTATTTAACTTACCCTTCGATATTTTAAATAAAAATTCTGATATTGGAGGGACTTTAGGCAGTTCCTCATTCTTCAGATAATACTCTGTAAGAGTATGCATATCTGTTCCACGAGTCGTAGCAGCCTTTGTAATTTTATCTGCTGTTTCGTTACCAACTCTCTTTCTCCAATCGAGAAAGATCTGTTTATTATAATGACTCGTGATTGATGTAATCGAAACTAATTTAATTAGTTCATCTTCATCAGGTACAGAATAATAACGAACTCCATCTATGGTCTCCCGTTTTATGGGAGGTAGATTCAAATCAACATGTTCAAACATTACATACCCATTTCTAATTTTGCAATCAGATATTCTTTAACTATTCCAGAACGAACAATATCGTCAATACCAAATTCAATTACATCAAATGATGGCATAGAACGAATTATTTTCATAAAGTCAACAATACCGTTTCTTTCGTTGGTTTTCTGTAAATCTGTTTGAGATGCATCTCCACAGAAGAAGATTTTACTATCTTCACCAACTCTTGTTATTATACTATCTAATTCATGAAAATTCAAGTTTTGAAATTCATCAACGATAATAATTGAACGATCAAGTGTTGTTCCTCTTAAAAATGAGGTGCTCCAAAACTTGATTGTCTCTTGTGCTTTCAGATTACCATAAAGCATCTCAAAGTCTGCATCAGATCCCATCTGAAACATATACTTTACCATATTTTTGTATGGTACTTGATATATGTCAGATTTGTCTTCATGATCGCCAGGTAAAAATCCAATTTCACGAGTTGCAACTAATGAACGCACCATATAAATTTTTTCATATGGTGTAGTTTCATCTAGCACATCTTTCAAAGCATTATATAAGGTTACAAAGGTTTTACCTGTACCTGCTGCACCATAAGCGATAATATTTTTACTCTCTTTATAAGAGTTAAATAAGATTTTTTGATTTTCAGTTATTGGTTCAATATTGACCAAATATTCTGAATTAATAGGTTTTTTTCTACGCATTTGCTTTGCTGTCAACCCAACTCCAATGGGTTGATCTCCATTACTTTTTTTTCTTCCCATTAATCAATTTTTTGCTTCTGAGCACCAGGATATTTTTGAACTCTCTCTAATACTTCATTCCAACCTGGTTTTCTTCTTATCAGTTTATTTTTCCACTCTCCAACCTCTCCAACACCTGGCATTGTAGATGGATCTGAGTAATCTCTTGACCAATCAGGATTTTCAGTACACCACTGATCCCAATCATTCACACTCATCACCACTTCTTTTTTGTCACCAGTTTTTGTATTTACCACAGGATATGTTGCCATAATAATTGATTAATGTATAGTTATTTATTAAAGAAAATTAAAATTAATATTGTATCTCAATTTAGAATTACTTGTCGTTGTTGATTGATGAGACTTTGAAGGATCAAAAAATACGATACGATTTGCAACACTTTCAACTTTGGTTCCGTCAGAGAATTTAGTATATCCGTCACAAGTATTTAATGAAAATACAGCACCAACATGCTCGTATTCAAAATCAATATGTTCCTTATGTTCTTTCACTACGTTAGTATAAGGATAAGCATTCATTTTAATTCTAATCATACTTTTAAAATTTGCTAATTCTCTAAATTTAGGTACGAACATTTCATATATCTTACCACAAATCTCATTTTGTGGTGAATCCATTGAATATACCATGTTAATCATATACCAAGACCAGTAATCCTCAGTTTCTTCCTTTTGCCAATTTTCAACATTAGATACAACACGGAACGGAACTTGATGTCCGTCATTACGATTAATCGTGTTATTTACTAATAATTCAAATTCATTTTCGAGTAAAAAATTATCAATAACCTTTAAATCCATTCAAGTGCCTCTGAAACCGATGGAAATTGTTTGGTAAAGACTTTGCGACATGCTTCTGCTATCTCCATATGTTCTTTCTGTGTTCCATGTGCAGAACGTAATTCAATATAATGAATCCAAGAACGACAAGAACCTGTCATATAGATTTTTGTAGGAGTACATAATGGTAATACCATTCTAGCACATTCTTTTGCAACTCCTTCTTCAATCATCTGATTATACAATGACTGTGCAGAACTGAAAAGAGTAATCATTTGTGCTTCTAATTTTTGCCTTACAAAAGGATCTAGATCATCGGTTGAGTTCTGACGATTCTTTAAATCTTGTTTTCTTAAGTCTGGTAATTGAATTTTACCAAGTTCATTACTCTGTGCATATCTTTGTGAAAACTCTTGAAAAGTAAAAGAACGATGTCTTAATATCTGTGCTGCGATTGCACGGGTTGTTTCAATTTGAAGTGTCATTGATGATTGCTCAAAAACAGACCAGTGATTATGCTTGATACAATATCTTAATAATCCTGCATAGTTAGGATTATCTTGATTACTTGGATTAGATACTCTGGCAATATGTGCCATTGTTTTTTCAGCATCAGGTGTGATACTTATTAAGTCTACGTTCATTTAAATCCCTTTGAATTTTTTGCTTCAAGTGCTGCAAACTCTTGTTCTGCAATTTTAAGAGTTTGTTTCATCTCTCTTAATTTTTCATCAGTATATAGATAATCTTGCTTGATTAATCTTTTAAGTAATTTAATTAATTTTTTTTGTCTACCCATTAGTCTGAACCATCATCAAACATTTCATCATAATCAAGTGGTGCGGATGTATAATTTTTCTCATTTTTGTATGAGTCTACATCAGAATACACTTCTGCTTTCAGTGCGTCAACCATTAGTTCGAGACTCCGAACAATGTCTTTTAGTTTATCACGTTCCATAATAAATGACTTTTTTATATCATAGCATAAAAAAAGAAGGGGATCAACCCCTTCTACTTGTTCAGCAAGAGTGTCGTTAACTCTTTGAAGCGAATTTGCGTTGAACTTTGATTCCACGATACATTAGATCGAAGTTTCTCTGTTGTGCTTCCGCTTGTACCATGTTACGGTACTCTTCAGTATCATACTTGATACCACGATATGTGACTGTTGCCATTTGGGTTCTCCTAAAGTAATTGGACTTTTTACATCCGTTCCTTCAGTCGGCTTTTGCGTCCCAATCACAAACTAATCCCAGTGCTTCTGGTAAATGAATTGAATACAATTCGATTACTTCTGCTTTCGTATCCGAAGATAATTCTGGGTGATTTCTTGCTTGCTCTATCTTTTGGGAAATATCCGCACAAGTTAGAGTATTAGTAGCAAGGAATAGACCGATTAGATGTATCATGGGATGAACGTACCCGTTCCGAGTCGGCTTACTTGCGCCCCTTTCGGGGTGAACGTTGTGTTAATACTAACACATTCATACTATATATGCAAGTAGTTCTGTATTATTTGTTACAAAAACCCTACAGACGAAAAATTTTGGGGAGATTTTTTTGCGGTATTTTTGAAACTACTTCCGCTTTTTCTTTTTGGGTGAAGAATTATACCCCCAAAGATTTGGTTTGATTGTACCCTTACCATAGTCTATGACCTTCAGACCCATCTTAAACTTGTCGTAGTACATATCAAATAGTTTCACTCTTGCACCTCTTGTCAAGTCACGATAAACCTTTTCCTGATACTCATACGTAATGATGAACGCATCAGTAGGTGCATTCGTTATTGATACCTGTTCAAGTGTTCCATTTTCTACAAGAATCTCGCAACCATATTCACTCTTATGACTTTCTTTCTCTTTAGTTGTCCAGATTATTTCTTTTTTTTCCTTTGGTTCTGGTTTTTGTAACTTTGATGCGGTCATGATCTACCTCCCCAACTAATGTCTGAATATGCCTCAGATACAATATCCTTTGTAATTTTATATTTTGTTTCTAGATTTTTATCTTTAACTAGAACTATAATCTCTGCTTCTAATGGATGTAAACCCTCAAGAATATTAATAAACATTGTTTCACGACGAATATTATTCAAAGAATCATTACCACCCTTCAAGAAATGATAAAAGTTTTTGAACTCTCTACGAATTGTAGTGTGTCCTTGCTTATCACTCGTTCCCATTGAGAAAGAACCTGTCTCGTGCATTTTACGAACTTC